GTATGTTGTTGGAGGCTGCTAAGCATGAGGCGTCCGCTTTCGTTACGCTCACGTATTCGGACGATTTCTGTCCACCCGACGGTTCTCTCAGACCTAAAGAGGCTCAGGATTGGCTCAAGAGGTTTCGTCGTGCAGTCGCGCCTGTACGTGTCCGATTTTATCTCGTTGGTGAGTACGGTGAGCAGAGTCAGCGCCCTCACTACCATGCGGCGTTGTTCGGAGTGTCAGGTTGCGCCTACCTTCTTAGAGATGCTGCTGAACGCGCGCGCTGCCAATGTTCGCCCTGTGTTTTGCTTCGTAACTCCTGGGGGAGAGGCAAGACTGACAACGCGTTCTTGGAACCCGAATCTGCGGCTTATCTAGCGGGTTACGTCACGAAGAAGTTGACAAACGGCCACGATCCGGTGGCCGTTGAATTTTTAAAGGGTCGTCATCCTGAATTTGCTCGGATGTCTCTTAAGCCTGGGATTGGTGCTTCAGCCATGGATGATGTTGCGGATTTACTCACTACGGATTTTGGATGCGAAGTCCTCGGTCGTGAGTACGATGTTCCTGCCGTGCTCACTCATGGAAAAAAAACGATGCCTCTCGGGCGATATCTGAAGGGGAAACTTCGTGAAAAGATGGGCCCGGTCGAGACGTTCAAAGAACTCGCGGCGCACAAGTTCGCGTTGCGCATGCGCCAATTGTTTGAAGAAGATAAGGCTGTTGCGAAAGCAAAGGGCCAGAAAGTGGGGGAATATGCGTCTCAAGTAAGAGAACAAAAGGCTCGCAATGTAGAGGCTCGATATAAGATTTGGAGTAAAAAGAAAGGCTCTCTGTGAAACGTTCTAAATTCTCTCTGTCACACTACAAGTTTGCTACCTGCAACATGGGCGAGCTCGTCCCCGTCGGCCTGGTCGAGGTTTTGCCGGGTGATACTGTCCAGCAGGCCACTTCAATGCTGGTTCGGGTATCCCCACTCAATACGCCGGTGATGCACCCCTGTTTAGTGCGAATTCATCACTGGTACGTTCCTCATCGTCTGGTTTGGGATGATTGGGAGGATTTCATCACGGGTGGAGAAGATGGTGCTGACGCTTCTGCGTTTCCCACGATTACGGTCAATACGGGTACCGGCTGGGCGGTGAAGTCTTTAGCTGATTATCTGGGCGTCCCAACTACGGTGGACGATCTCCCGGTTTCGGCTCTTCCGTTTCGCGCGTACGCGATGATTTGGAATGAGTGGTATCGCGACCAACAGCTTCAGACGGCTCTTACGATCGACACTTCGGATGGTGCGGATACTACGACTAACACCGCGCTTCAGTTTGCTGCCTGGGAGAAGGATTACTTTACAACCTGTCGCCCGCAACCGCAGCTTGGTTCTGAGGTGACACTTCCTCTGGGGACCACTGCTACGGTCAAAACTAATTCGACCGACCTTTTCACAGGTGCCAGTAACACCGGGATGCGGCTCATGGAAACGGATGGCACTTACCCTGCTTCCTCTCGCACGCTTTCTGTGGACAACACCGGGCAGGCTTATTCTACGAGCACCGCTGGGGGTACTAAGGATTTCAACGTTTTCCCTTCTAACCTTTACGCGGATCTCTCTAACGCTACGGCCGCTTCCATCAACGATCTTCGTCAGGCGTTCGCTCTTCAACAGTACGCAGAAGCAAGGAACCTCTATGGTGGTCGCTACACTGAGTATCTTCGTTATCTTGGGATTCGCCCTTCTGATGCTCGTCTTCAGCGCCCTGAGTATCTGGGTGGAGGCCGTCAGACGCTCCAGTTTTCGGAGGTCTTACAAACAGGTGTCACAACCGCAGGCTCTTCGGCTGGGGTTGGCAATATGCTGGGCCACGGGATCGGTGCTCTTCGCAGTAATCGGTATCGTCGCTATTTTGAGGAACATGGCTACGTGATCTCTCTGATGTCGGTGCTCCCTAAAACGATGTACGCCCAAGGTCTGCCTCGCACCTGGTCGAGGACCACTAAGGAAGATTTCTTCCAGAAGGAGCTGCAGCACATCGGTCAACAGGAGGTTCTCTATAAAGAGCTGTATGCGGGGCACGCGACGCCCACAGGTACCTTTGGTTATCAGGATCGGTACGACGATTATCGTCGGATGGAGTCTTCAATTGCCGGTGAGTTTCGGACAACGCTCAATACATGGCACATGGGCCGGATTTTCTCGTCTGATCCCGCGCTTAATGCCGCCTTCGTAAAAGCGAACCCTACGGATCGCGTGTATCAGTCCACTTCCACCAACCAGTTGCTTGTCATGGCCAATCACAGTATTCAGGCTCGTCGAATGCTGTCTTCCAATTCCAAGCCAGGCATGAGAATTCTTTAATAACGGAGGTTGAAAAATGTCTAAAAAAGTTACTAAGGTGGAAGCTCCGGTTCGTCGGTTGACTCCCGATGGTCTCGAGGTGCCAGATCCCACGCCGCTGGCTGCGTCTCTGAAATTTAAGGCTCCGATGTCGATCAATGATCGTGTGCGGATGTTGGTGCGTTCTTCTATGCAGGCGGAGCTTGATGCTGCGGGCATTGAGACGTTCGAGGAAGCCAACGATTTTGACTGCGATGATCCAGCCGATTTCGATACCCCTTGGGAAGAAGACTTCGAGGGTGCCTTTGACCATCAGGCAAGGATGGAGTCGCAACATTATGAGGATGATCGCGATGAGCGTGGTCGGATTCGTGGTCGTCGGCCTCGCCCCCCTAAAAAGCAGGCGAAGCCTAACCCTCGCTCGTCAGAGGAAGATGATCAGCCGGGCGCGTCGGCTGCGCCGCGCAAAAAGACAAAAAAAATTACTCGACCTTCGGTCGAGATCGATGACGAGGAGTGACATGCAGTGGGTCCCTTGTTACCCACTGTGCTAGGTGACACGGAGGAAGCCAAATGGGAAGAGCCAGGCGAGGGCGCGTTACCTCTGCTAACGCTAATCGGAGATTGCCCCTCAATGAAACTTACATTCCTAATTCTTATGACTTGGCTCGCCAACTTACGTTTGGCTTCCTCCGTTCTATAGAGGATCGGCGCACGTGGCATCCAGAGGGCCCTCAGAGGCCCGCCAGGACTCTCTCTCGGGCCAGGCAGCGGTTCACCCTGGTGGAACCGCTCAAGCGCAATCAGAAGCGCACACCCGCTTACAGCGGGGTAAATGCGACTGTGGCCTTTGCGGCCCCAGAATCAGTAGCAGTCTGCGTGAGGCGACAGCAGCGCAAGGAAGTACTCCACGCCCGTAAAAAAACAGGGCGTGGGAAAGGCCGTCAAAAACGGCCGCGCCGATCCTGGTATTCTTCAATTTCGTGTAGGAGGAATCGTCGATGATGGCTGAAGACGGTGGTTTCGGATGGGGTGATGCTGCGCAAATGGGCGGCGATATTATTTCTACGGTGATTCAGGCGGATTCTAATGCTGCGGCGAGGGACGCTGCAGCTAGAGAAGGCGCTCTCAATCGGAGGCTTCAAAAACAGTTCGCTCAGCATGGGATTCGCTGGCGCGTTCAAGATGCGATGGCTGCGGGTCTTTCTCCGCTCGCGGCTCTTGGTGCTACGGGTGCGTCCTACACTCCTTCATCTTCTCTGTTTGATGAGGGTCCTAATCCTGCGGCGGAGCTTGCTTCCAAGATGGGTCAGAATGTGGGTCGTGCGATTAATTCGACCAGGACCAAAGAGGAGCGCGCGGCCGCCCAGATCCAACTCGAACACGGGCAGCTTCAAAATGATCTTCTGCGCTCCCAGATTGCGCTCAATAACGCGAATTCTAATCCTCCGCTTCCATCTGCGGTTTCGAGTAACGGTCTTCCCGGCCAAGGCGATGCCTTCGTGGTGAACCCTGCTGCTGCTCATGCGTCTCAACGTGGACAACCCGCTCAAGAGGCGGGTGCGATCAACAGTTACGCGTTTGCTCGGACTCCAACGGGTCTTTCCGTGGTTCCGTCTAAGGACATCAAGGAGCGTATCGAGGATGACTTTATCCAGGAGACTGCCTGGGCCATTCGCAATAATTTGCTCCCAGCAGTGAGAGGTCTTCCTGCTCCCAATCCTCGGGATTACCCGCTTCCTGCAGGTTATGATCGCTGGGTCTGGCATCCAGGTGCTCAAGAGTTTCGGCCTGGTCGAGGTTCTAATTCTTCGCGCGAAGAGCGGCGTGCTCGACAGATCAATCCTTTTCGCGCATTGTTTAAATGAAAGGACGGTGTTATGGCGTTTCGTAGGCGTTCTCGTGGTCGTCGTCGTGTTCGTGGTCGTAGGCGGTTTTCTCGGCGTCGCCGGCGTCGTGGGGGAATGGCGAGGCGTTCGTCTCCCCGATCTCCTCGTATTGGGTTTCGGATGTGAAGTGTCGTAAGCCTTTTACTAGAGGGCTTACGCAGTTTGGGTGTGGCCAGTGTCTCCCGTGTCGGATTGACCGACAGAGGCTCTGGTCACATCGTATGTTGTTGGAGGCTGCTAAGCATGAGGCGTCCGCTTTCGTTACGCTCACGTATTCGGACGATTTCTGTCCACCCGACGGTTCTCTCAGACCTAAAGAGGCTCAGGATTGGCTCAAGAG